AACTTTAAAGATTATTGAGCAAGAAATCCCTCAAGAAATCAACCCAGGTCTTATTGATAAACTTGTCGAGATCAACGAAGAGAACCCTTTAGAATAGCGATAATCTCCCTGCGATTCCGTTGACTTACTCCTAAAAATTGACGTTTAGGCATTTTCTTAGTGCCTTCTTGTAAATAGGAGGCATAGGGCAATGGACTCCCTACCTCAACCCTTCCTTTTTCAATCCGATACCGAATAGAAGATCGCAACAATCCTTGGCGTTGTAATATTTGCATAATAAAACCCCGACTTGCCTTGTATTTGAGGGTTGATGGTGCTAAGTGTTCCCATTTCTCCCCATAAGGACTCTGTTCCTTTTGGAAGTTCTCATCGGTTGATGCCACCATAAACTGCCCAACTTTATGCAGTTCGGGGGTGAGGTTCTGAAACTTTTTGATTAATTTATTTAGATAATTCTGAGCTTGGTTGGCGACAAGTTTTAGGGTTAGCACACTTAAAGCCCTCTTTTTTGGTTTTCTGGCTTTTGACTACTTTCCGTCTTTTGTGCAGCCAACCGTTTCTTGTCTTCAAGTAGACTATTATAGGCTACAACCTCATCAAGAACTCGGGTTTTTTCCAAATCGGTAAGTTTTTTGTAGTTCATCTAGTACCTGTTCATATGTTTCTTTTATTATTTTAGCAGAACCTTTTTGGTTGTTAGCCAATTTTTCTGCTGCTTGATTCAAAAGCGTCGAAACTTTTCCTGTTAGCATTTTTTCTTGATCAAATGCCCCTAGTGCTTTTTCTGCAATGTCAGCAATCTCGCTCGACTCCTCTACATTGATTTTATTTCCCGCTTTAGCCAAATCCGAAGCGGCTTTTGATTTTCCAACAGTTGAGAATAGACGCTTTTCCCTTTGCAACTGTCTTTTGATAGCAGACTGAATTTGAGCTTTCTCAATAGCCAAAGAGCGAGATTCGGGGGAAAATCCTAACAAGTCAAATAAACCGCCTTGAGATTCGGTTACGGTTGGGGCGTTTGTTACCATGTCAGACAATTCCTCTATGGTGTCATTGGTGATCTTTTTGCCTTTTTTCTCTTCTTTCTCCACTAACTCTAGCAAGTCCTGTTGTTGGCGGTGATCTTTTATTTTAGAACCAATTACAACAGCCCTTTGTTCGGGGATTTGACCCTGTACCACTCTATTAAATAGAGAGTCACTTAGACTGGCTAGAGCCAAGCCGTCTTCGGCTATTTTCTCCCTCATGGGAACTCCCTTTTTCTCTAAGTCTTGTTTTGTTAAACCAGAATCTCTAAAGAATTTAGCTGCATCCTGAGCATTTCCCCGACCTTCTGCAATATTGGTTAACGCACCAATAGCACGGGCTTCCTTTGGAGATTTAGCATCAATTAATTTTACAGTGACAGATTCGGCATTTAGTTTTTTAGCTAATGCCAATCGGTTGTGACCATTTACGACATAAACACCGCCATCTTTAGGATCTTGCCAAACTTGAAGGATGCCACCCAGGTTAGAATCCCACGTTTTAACTCCCGATAAACTCCCGACTTCTCCCGACTTGGTTTGCTCTCCAATAATCTTGTATTGAAAACGTTTAGGATCTACCTGAATTTTACTAGGATCGGCTTCAGCTATTCCCGAAGACAAGACTTGACCCGCGCCTAGTCGAGAAGCAGCATCATCCCACTTTCCTGCTGGTTTGGGAGTTAGTTTATTTTTTTCTTGTCTCTTGGTCGGATCATCCTGAGCCTCCTTAAACCCTCCCGCCATCGCCTTAACCTTGTCTATTTTCTCTTGAGATGGTTTGTCGGGGGGATCTGATTTACAGTTCTTATTTAGACTGATGCAAGCCTTTCCACAGTTATAGGAAGTGTTACCACACTTAGGTTTTTCCTTCCTAGTAGTCTTAACTGCATCATACCGATAGGTGTACCCTTTGGAAAATTCTTCCCACGCCACGGGGTTAGTGTCCGCGCTGTCTATTCTTTTCCAGGTAAACGGCTTAAAACTTATGGAGTCATCAATCGTAAATTCAAATATACGGGGTCGGGAGGCATCCTTAAATCTACCTTTAATCACATTCCCATTGCCTACTTCAAAATCAACGACCATCACGGGGGAGTTGTAGACGAATGGAAGTGATAGGACTTGCGCGATCGCCAACTTCATTTGAACTTCAGTGGGAATCATATTAGACTGGTTTGCTTTGATGACGGGAGTTGTAATCATAATATTTTAATCGGTGGGTGTGGGGTAATTTAATTTACCAATCTTCAGAGCCGTTAGCTACAAATCGAGCCGACCGTTTCTTCTGTTCTTCAGTGGGTTCCTTTTTGGGTTTAGGAGTCTGTTTCTTGTCTGATTTGGTTGATATTAATGCCCTTTAATTAAATTTCTTCAGTTTGTACATATAATATGCCATCTTTCTCGGTAACACTCTTGACTTTATGTCTGGCATCTTTTGCGACAAGTACCTCGGCTTCACTCTCTTTGTACCGACTTAGTTTCTCAATGGACGCACCCGTTTTATTGACCGAGCTAACAATAACGCCCGCCAATGTTTTATTGGCTTTACGCATCATGGGGTTTGTATATACCCAGGCAACGGACTCTTTAGAAGTCCAAGAGGCATGGGCATTTTGATTGTCTAATACCCCATTTTCGTCCCCTTTAATCCATTCCATTGCCTCCTCTCTGTTATTAAAAACTATCCCCCTGTGAATATCACCATTATAAGGTGTTGAGTTCCTTACATAATCAGAAATAAGCTCTGCTTTCTTGTTAAACTTTCCCTTTTTCTGATCATTCCGAATATCGTTAGAGCTACGAGACCAACCAGAAACAGCAGCAACGGTATCCTCAGCCTCTTTCATGGTCATTGCCTTCCCAGTTTTTACCGCCGCATCATAATATTCCTGAGCATTTTTAGGGGCTCCTTCGTGGGTTCCATCCCCTATTAATTTAGGAGCATCTTTAACTATTTCCTCTTTCGGAATTAGAGGGGATTCTTGTTCTTGCGATCGCTCCCCTTGAACTTTTATTGTTTTCTGTTTTATTGCTTTCTGTTTTGGAGTCTTGTTAGCTTTAGCTTTAGGTATTTTTTCTGGCTTTAGATCGTTAAGGGAGGCAGGAATATCACTTACATCAGCATCCGGTTTTGGTTGAGCCTTCTGCAACAACTTCTCAACCCGTGTCATCACATCGTTAGCAAACTTTTCAGCCTGCTCTCTTTTCTTAAATCTATGACTTGGAGCCGTGTTGCCATTGGGCGGTTCTCTCAGTACGCCCCCATTCTTATTGATAACTTGCCAACCTAAAACGGGATCGGCGGTTATTCTTAAATCTTTGTAGGAATCAAGGTCGTCTTTTAGGTTGACTGATTTTTTACCAATTTTTAAGGCAACAGGTGGCTGTTTAGCAAGGTCGGTGACAGGGACTTCTGCTTTATCGGGAGAGGGGGTGGGCGCGACTTCCTTAACTTCCTGTGGTTTTGGCGTTAACTTATTATCCTCTTGTTTCTTGGTTGGATCGCCCTGAACAGCTTTAAACTCCCCTGCCGCGGCTCTGAGTTTATCAACTTTCTCCTGGGACGGTTTATCGGGGGGATCTGACTTACAGTTCTTGTTTAAGCCAATGCAGGCTTTGCCGCAGTTATAGGAGGTATTGCCACACTTAGGTTTTTCCTTTCTGACGGTCTTAACTGCATCGAATCGGTAGCAATACCCTTTAGAGAAGTCTTCCCATGCCATCGGGTCAACGTCGCTATCCGTTCGCCTCCAGGCGAACGGCTTGAACGTGATAGAATCCCCAATCTCAAACTCAAAAACACGGGATCTAATGGCATCCTTAAACCGTCCCTTGATGATGTTTTTATTGCCTACTTCAAAATCCAGATAACCGGAGAGTTGTAGGCAAATGGCATCGACAAAACTTGAGAAATACCAAGTTTCATCTGCACTTCTGTAGGAGCAGCATCAAGGCGAATGGAGTTTTGACGGTTTAAGGTTGTGACCATTGTATTTGAGAGTTAAATCTTTCTGTACGGGTGCGGATTGCAAACTTACCAGTCTTCCGGCCCTTGAGCTACGAAACGTTTGGCACGTTCGCGTTTTTCTTCTTCTGTCAAATCATCATAACTTCTTTTTGGATATTTTTTCTCCATTCTCTTGTCAAATTCCTGCAATGTCTCCCCTTCCCCTAAAACATCCTCATCTTCATCTACAACAGCAGGGGGAACGGTTTTTATTTTCTTTTGTCCTTCAACAGCAGTTTTTTTAGCTTTCATGATTGATTTTCCTTTTTAATGAGATGAGTCTATTATACTTTGTTTTTGCTTAATTAAGTTTACTTCTACCAATATTGAGATATGCTTGGGCGATCGCTAATTTCGCTTGGATTTCTGTTGGCGGAGCATTAAATCTTGATTTTTGTCTATAAAGTATAAATG